GGGCAGTAAGTAATGCTGAAAATGCACTTAACCAGAAGATTGCCAAAAATAACACAAGCGGGAGTGTTGGCGTTTATTGGTATCCCAAAATCGGGAAGTGGGTAGCTTCAATAAGAGTTAGAAAAAAATATATTCACCTCGGGTGTTTCGCCGAAAAAGAAGACGCTATTTCCGCGAGAAAAGCAGCGGAGGAAGAGCATAACTTTCACCCTAACCACGGGAAACTAAATGCGTGAGATAACAAAAGAAGATATCGCCCTTCTCGGCGACCAGGAGTGGAGGCTGAACAACCTCTACTACATCCGGCCAAAGAACACGGCGAGGTGCGTGTTCAAACCAAACTGGGCGCAACGCACGATCAGGGAGACAAAGAACCGGCAAAGGTTCAGGCGTGCGTGCATCCCGAAGGGGCGGCAGTTTGGTGTGTCTACCGGAGAAGTCATGTTCGCACTAGACGATGTCCTATTCCGTAAGAACGGGAACATCGCAGCAGGTATCATCGACATCACGCTCGACCAAGGTAAGGACAAAATCGCAATGGCTAAATATGCCTACGACTCCCTCGTAGCACCGTGGCACGAATACCAGCACTTAGGCGAACTCATCCACGCCGGGAGGAAACTGGTCTCCGACAACACCACCACTCTACGGTGGGACAACGGAAGCTCGATGCACACCGCGATGTCTTTTGTGGGTAAAACGCTCAAGCGGCTTCACGTCTCGGATGCCGGGAAGATAGCATATGCCGACCCGCAGAGGTCGGGCGAGATCATCGAATCTTTCGAGTCCGTCCCGAAGGACTGCGACATCCTGTGTGAAGGCGTCCACTACGGCGGCAAGTCGGGGTGGTTCTACAACACCTGCCGGGAAGCTCTCAACACCCCACAGGAAGGGCACGTAGACCCGACCCAGTGGAGGATGATCTTCCTAGAGTGGTGGAAGCACCCGGAGTATTCGCTCGACGGAGCGGCGAAGTTCGATCTGGACGAGGACATGGTGGTATACTTTGAAGGGCTCGAAAAGAACCACGGGATCAAATGCACGATTGGGCAGAAGCTATGGTACCAGACCAGGTGCAAGAGTGCTGGCGGTAGGAACGCGGTCTACGGGCAATACCCGTCCACACTGGCGGAAGCGTGGAACGCACCAGTCGAGGGGGCTATCTACGGCGACCTCATCACCTCGCTGAGATCCAAGGGCAGGGTTAAAGACTTCACCCCGCACCGTGACCTCCCGATCTTTACGTTCTGGGACATCGGGCATTTTGACGAGACTGCAATCTGGCTTGTGCAACCCGCCACACAGGAGGTCTTGTGGATCGACTGGTTGGCAGAGAGCGGTCAGGCAGCATCACACTACGCCGACAGGATGCGTGAGTGGGAGCGGAAATACGACCGGCAGATCTCCTGCCACTTCTTACCCCATGACGGGGCACGAAAGAACTTCGCGTCTGGGACTTCAGCGGTCGAGGGGTTGATCCGGGCGGGGATACCGACCCACTCGATACAGGTGGTGCCTAGAGCGTCTGATGTCTGGGAGGGCATTAACCGTCTGAGGGAACTGATCCCGAGGTCTGTGTTCCACGTAGAATGCGATAGGGCGAGGATGGTCAGGGGTGACGAGGTGCCCAGTGGGCTGAACCGTCTTGAGAGCTACCACAAAAAAGTCACCGAGTTCGCTAATACCCAGCATGAGAAACCCGTCCACGATGGGAGTTCGCATATGGCGGACGCGGCGAGGACGTTTGCGGAGGCCGAGATCAAAGGGATGTTGACCGGCGGGGCGTGGACGTGGCACGATGGGAGGGACGTGAGGAAGCGGAGGAAGACCGCTATCAAGGGACCGAGTTTCTTAAGGAGATAAAACGATGACAAAAAAAACGAAACTAGAACTAGCCTTTATAGCTAAAGGGTTGCCAACAGAATTAAACTCATACGCCAAAGAACTGTTGGCAAGGGAAGAGGAATCGACACAAATTAAACATGTACAAGAAAACAAAGAAGACAGATACGGATTCTCTACACAGTGGATTCCGTTTACTCCCTCGATGCCGACCTTATCTTTGATAAGGTTTAAGAAGGCGCGACTGGAAGACGAGGAAACATTTGAACAATGGTTTGCCGAAAAGGGCTCAAGGTTTTGCAACCAGGAAAGGTTTCCGTTCCTTCCTTCTGAACACAAGCACTCATTTTGGAGGAAAGCTAACCAGCGGTAAGGGACCGAGCTTTTTAAGGAGATGAACCTGTTTAATTTAGATGATTACACTGTCAACCAAGAGGAAACCTCTGGGGTGATATCTAGTAACAACCACGTTGGTGACATCTCAGAACTAACATTTGTGTTAGAGGCAAAAAAACGTGGATACGATGTATTTTCTCCATTTGGTCACAGCACAAAAGCCGATTTGGTGATTCGGAAACCTTCTTGTAAATGCCTTACGATTCAGGTGAAAACTGGGACTTATCAGAAACCTAAAATGTCTCACCACTTAGAACGGTGGAAGTTTATGGTAGGTAGTGGACGACCATCTTGCGCGGCAAACCCTAACGATTATGGGCTTAGATATAAAAAATATAAGCGTGGTGATTTCGATGTTTTGGCTGCGTTTATACCGGAAAGAGAAGTGTTCAGTTTCTATTTACTAGATGACATAGTGGGGAAGAGTTCGATTACTTGGACCATTGGAAACCAAGAGTGGAATTGGAACGATTTAGACTTAGTTAAATGACCCCGTTCGACAAGGCGCGTATGGTCTACGAGAAAGAGGTGTGCGCCCGCACGTTCGATGAGGACTTGCGGCTACACCTCAAGTTCGGGTACGTCTTCTCCACCCCAGACTTCTTCCTGATGGGTAGACCTGTAAGCAAGGACGCGGAATACCATGAGATAACCGACCCGAGGTTGCAGTTCCCAGACCCGGACTGCTGGCTTGTCTACCTAGCATCTGGAGACATAAATAAGTTTTGGACAATCTGCCCTTACGATTTACCATACGTTGGTTGGGAGAGGGATAACGTCCTACGGATTTACCGTAGCGACAAAGTTATCCGCGCATGTCAACGCCCTACAGTCTCGAAATCTCAGGGGGTCCACACTACGACCCAGACCTTTTCCATCCCAACGGGAATCTAGGTAGGTTCTGCAAAGGTGGTGGACCGGCACCACCAAAGAAACTATCCCGTAGCCAGATCCGAAAAGAGGAGAAGCGACAGGACAAGCGGGCGTTGAAGCAAGCGGCGAAAATCGCCAAGCTGAACGCACCACCAGCAGCACCACCTCCCCCACCACCTCCACCTCCAGTCGCTACCAACAGGGACGCAGCAGCAGCAGAAGCACAGACTAGGCTGGATGCACAGTCGAGATCCGGTCAAGCCCAGACGATCATTGCCGGGGAAACCGGTGGCTACAAGCCACTCAAAAAACGTGGCATGGGTGATAACACCCTACTCGGTGGGTGATGAGAGAGGCCGAGAACGATGCGGCTTTCGAGCTTAAACGCTACGAAAACCTAAAGACTAAGCGCCACAGCCTAGATGAGTTCTGGCGTGAGATCGGCGACCATGTCATGCCGGAGGAGTCTCTGGTAGACCAGGGCTACCGGTTCAGGAACAACGATGTAAGGCAAGACACTTACGACCGGTTGTTTGACACAACCATCGCACGGGCAAACGCGACACTAGCTAACGGTCAGTTCGCAAGGGTGACTCCACCCAACTCTGCGTGGTTCTCGTTCGATGCCCCATTCGGGTTCAGGGACAGCGACCGGGTGACAAAGTGGTATGCCCAACTCACCGAGATTGCACGCGAATTGCTTCAAAAGTCCCGGTTCTACTCTCAGGTATACAGGCTTTACCTGCAACGTGGCGGGTTCGGGACAGGCTTGCTCTACACCTCACAGACCGAGGACACACCGCTCTACTTCCGCTCCCACTCGGTTGGCTCCTACGTCCTAGACGAGAACGCAGAGGGGGTCGTAGACACGGTTTATCGTGAGTTCCCTCTCACTGCACGTCAGGCGGCAGACTTCTTCGGGGCGGACAACTTGGGCGACGAGGCGCAGAAGGCACTAAACAGCAAGAACCCAGGCGACCAAGACAAGGAGTTTGACTTCGTCCACGTAGTCCGTCCCCGACCCGATAGCGAAAGGGATCTGGAGAAGTCAGACCCTGAGAACATGCCCATTGCGTCGATCTACATCGACAAGAAGGCTAAGAAAAAGGTCAGGGTTTCCGGGCATATGACGATGCCATACATGGCATCACGCTACCATGAGATGTCCCATGGGGCTTACGGCTGGGGTCCCGGATTCCTGGCACTACCCGACGCTAGGCAGTTGAACTACCTAGAGATGCACCTCGATGTGGCGGCAGAGAGGATGGCGACCCCGTCAGTCCTCGCCCCGGCAGACCTAGAAGACCAGATCGACCTCACCGCAGGTGGGGTCACCTACCTCAACCCGTTCGCCCCGACCAACAATAACCTACCAAGAGAGTGGGCAATGTCTGGTTCCTACCAGCTAGGTGAGGCACGGGCAGAGCATAAGCGCAGGGCTATCGAGGACGCATTCCACACCCGCCTGTTCATGTTGTTCAACATGATGGACGACAAGACGGAGCGGACTGCGCGGGAGATCCAAGAGAAAGCGAACGAGCGGTTGACCCAGTTCTACCCGACCTTCTCCTTGCTCACAACTGAACTCCTCAACCCGCTACTGTCTCAGGTCTTTACGACGGCACTTGAATACATGGGTTTTGAGACGATCCCGCAGGAGCTTATCACCCAAGACCAGAACAGTAGTTTCATCCCTGACCCTGCGATCTCATTCTCTTCCAGCCTCGGCCTTGCTATGAAGAGGGTGGATAACTCGTCATTTATCGCATGGCAGCAGATCTTGGGACCGATGATGGAGATGCACCCGGAGGTTGGCGACCACCTAGACTGGGGCAGGATCTCGAGGGACGTGTTCCGCAACGAGGGTGGTCCCGTGCCGTGGTTGCTGGATATCGAGCAGGTGCAGGAACTCCAACAGGCTAGGCAGCAGCAGCTACAGCAGGAGCAGATGATGGCACAGGCAGCAATGGCGACTGATGCCCTAGCCAAAACCAAAGGTATGCCTACCGAAGAGATCGAAGAGAAAGCACAACTCGTAAGTTAGTGGACACACAGGAACTAGACACACTCGTCGCCTCGCTTGAGGCGGCAAAGAAATCATCACCTTCAGACGCATCTATCATCCTCGACTACCAGCGGGTATTCGGGACTGAACCAGGTGGCAGGGTGCTGGCGGATCTCGTCAAGAGGTTCCCACTGATAGCCCCCCGTTTCGTCTCCGGTCAGGGGGTGGAACAGGCAGCGCAGAGGGACGGGGCGGCACAGGTTGTCGCCCACATCCTGCAATACACAATCTCCAAACCGAGACAGGAGCGGAAGAAAGCTCCGGCCAAACGTGCCGGTCGCCAGAAAGAAACAAAAGAAGACATCCAATGAAAAAGAAGAGAGTCCCGAAAGGATACACCCACAACGATAACAAAGAGATCTTCAGGAACGGTGAACACGTAGGCACCTATTCCGAGGAGGACGGCGGTAAGCTGACCCACCCCGAGTCTGTAGGTTTGCGGTTCGCATCACCGATCTCCAACTATGTCAGGGCACAGGGTTGGGTGTTGCCCACCCCGACCGGCAACCGGATCAACGAAGTCCAGCCAGACCCGGAACCGGAAACCGAGACGGTGAACTCTGGGGAGACTGAGGTGGTCGAGGCTCAGGAACCCCCACAGGAAGAGGCAGTTGTGGAGGAGAAGGTGGCAGAAGAGATCCCGCCGTGTCCCAAGTCGCAACCGGAGTTCGGATCGAAGACCCCAGCCATTGTCGAGTGGTACCAGAAATACCACCCGGAGGAGTTCATCAGCAAATACGCCGGGAGGTTGACCCACCTCGGCGTCGTCCAGCATGACGGGACATTCAAACAATCAAACAAGGGGCGGCGCAAACCGATCCTCTAACCAGCAACACAAAAAGACATGAGCGAAGAAGCAGCAGCAACAGCGGAACCGGTGGCGGAAACGTCCACCGAAGTATCATCGGCAGAGGCAACGCCCCAGCAGGGGGATACCCTACTGGGCAACCAACCAGAACCGGTGGCATCGACCGACCCGTCAGACCCGTGGGTGGCGGACGGCAAATTCACCCCTGCGTTCTACGACCAGCTAGGATCGGACGGGACAAAGTCGATCATGGAGAAATACCAAGGCGACCCTCTCAAGGCTATCAAGGCACTAGACGAGTCCCAGAGGTTTATCGGCAAACGGTTGATGGTGCCAAACGGAGAGACTGACCCCGCCGTCCTATCCAAGTTCAGGGAGGTAAACGGCATTCCTGATACCCCGGACGGTTACAACGTCAAGGCACCGGACAACCTGCCGGATGGGGTAGAGTTCGATGAACAGAACTTCGTCTCCCATTACGCCCCCCTGTTTCACGAACTGAACCTAACCCCGGCACAGGCAGAAGCTATTGTAGCCAAGCACATCGAGGTCGAGGGGTTGAGGGCAGCGGAGATGTCTGCGGCAATCGACAGTAACAGTGCGACCTACATCGCTGAACAGAAGAACATCCTGCAAAAAGAGTTCGGCACTAACTACGACTCCAAGATCAGTGATGCACAGAGGTTTGCTTTAACCCTGGGGGTTGACCTGAACAACGCTGAGATCGGCAACAACGCGGAGCTTATCAAAGCGTTCGCCAAGGGTGCTGGGTTGATCTCACCGGACAGGATGGTGCCACCGGCAGAGGTGCAGACTGCCCAGAGTTACGGGGCATTAGCCAAAGACATCCAGACCAACCCGAATAACCCTGACCACGCGCTCTATACCGGCACCGCTGGCAACAGGTCGGAGCAGGAGGCCGTGAGATCTAAAGTTAGACAAATGATCGAAAAGGCGCAATCCTGAGCAGTTCCCAAACCCAACCAAAGGCGACCCTGTGATGATACGTCATCCGGGGTCGCTGTTTTTTTACTTGTATTGAGTAAATAGGTGTGCCTAACTGAAGTGCTTTCTAGTCAGTTACCTGCACATCTACGGGGACCCCAGTAATGGGACACACCCCACACAAGCAAGACTGCCGTAAATAGAGCAAGAATTTACGGACTGTCCATGTCGGACAGATACCCGGTTAAGTCAGCAATCAACTAAACTAACCGAAAGGAATATTACTAATGTCTTCAGCATTGACCATCCCTCAATACTTCCCGACCGAGTTCGCTACGAACTGGGAAAGTGTTGTCCAGCAGAAAGGCGGAAAAGTCGCCCAGTTTGCTACACCCGACCCATCCTTCAAAGGTAAGGAGAAGTCCTACAACCAGATCGACCCCATCGATAACTTCCAAGAGATTACGACCCGCATGGGATCGACCCAGCTCTCGGAGATTTCCGGTGATAAATATTGGCTCCGCACCCGCGCATACGACGACGCGAAAGGCTTTGACGAATGGGATGACGACATCCTCGGCGACATCGTCCTTCCCACGTCCGACACGATGCGTGAGATGAGCAACGGCTGGGCACGTAAGTGCGACGACGTTCTCTTCAGCGAACTACTCGGCACCCGTTACATCGGGGAAACCGGGGTGACCACAAACGATCTCCCGTCCGGGCAGAAAGTTGCGGTAAATTACAAGCGTGACGGGACTACCGCCGATAGCGGCCTGACCTACGAGAAGATTCTCCGCGCATTGGAGATCTTCGGCGAGAACGACGTTGACTTCGACGAAGAGGGTCAACCGGTGATGTTTGTGCGGATGCGCCAGATCACCGACCTCTACGCCAGCGTGACCGAGTTCCGTAGCCGGGACTACTCGCGTGACATCGAGCCGTTCAGCAAGGACAAGCTCATCACCGAAGGGACGATGAACTGGAACGGCATCTTGTTCGTCAAGTCGCAGCGTGTGCCTACAAGCGGATCGGACTCCTACCAGTGCCCGATGTTCACGAAGCGTGCGCTTAAGTATTACCTCGACTCGCCTACGCCGATGATCGATGTCCGCCCCGACCTGAAGCACACGCTCCAGATTCGGATGAAGGGTCGCATCGGTGCAGTTCGGACGCAGAACGAACTCGTTGTCGAAGTCTCCTGCGACGAGACTCCGGGATTCTAAACCAGTAAACTAACACCTAACGAAAGGAACAACTAACCATGGGTAACTTATACACATCCGAAGCTACTTCTCAGAACTCCGCCCTCACTAACGTGGCGAGCAGGGTGACGGACGGTAGCGCCATCTCTGGAAGCACTCGCAGCTTCCGGGTTACGCACACCTCTGCCACCGATGACGCGGCAGATGACGTGCTTTATCTCGTCAAACTGCCGACCGGGGCTAGGCTCGACCCCTACTCGCTGAAAGCGTTTGCCGCCGGTTCCGCCGGAACGGCTTACGCGATTGACGCGGTGGGCGACCTCGCAGACCCTGACAGGTATTCGTCTACCAGCGTTGACCTCGGTGGTGGTGCGGGAGCTTTCGAGTTCACGCCGAATGCTACTGCCGTCTCTGCCGACTACCAAGTCGGTGACGACGCTGCCGATACCGGGTGGATTACCGCCACGCTCCACACGATGACTAACCCTGCGGCTACCACTATCGTGTTTACGGGTAATTACTCCCTCGCGAATTAGGGTTGCTCTTGCCCTAACTGCCCCCTCGTCCTAGTTTTGTGTGTCTTCTAGGACGGGGGGGCACCCTCCATTACTATGCCGTATTCTCCGCACAACAAAACCGAGATCGTAAACATGGCACTAGCCCATCTGGGCAACGGTGAGATCTCGGACTTCGACACACAGGCATCGGAGAGCGCAAGACAAGCACGCTTGCATTTCAACCTTACTCGCGACTCCATGCTACGCACGCACGCATGGAACTTCTCGATCAAACGCACATCTCTCGCACTCGACCCGACAACACCAGCATCGGGCTACGACAACGCATTTTTGCTGCCTACCAATTTTCTGAGGATCATCACCCTCAACGACAGTGACGCTTGGGAGACGAGCGACCTGTTTGCTATCGAGTCTGGCTTGCTGCTCACCAGCGAAGACTCTGCCATCATCACCTACGTCGCCTCCATCGAGGACACTACCGAATGGGACCCTCTGTTTATCGAGGCGTTCTCCTACATCCTTGCATCTAAGATGGCATCGAAACTAGCAGAAGCACCAGGCATGGCACAGGCGCTTAACCAGCGTGGGAATTTTATTGTCGGTGAGGCAATGAAGATCGACGCTAACGAGAACAGGAAAGCAGACCCGTCCAGAGCATCCAACTCTCTGTTTGTGAACTCCCGTGGAAGGGGTATTAGCGGCAGACCAGACCTACGTTTCAGGGACGTTTAGTAAATGCCAGCGAGAGATTCAAGACCTTCGTTCAACTCGGGCGAGATCTCGGACGAGACGGATGCACGGTTTGATATCTCCAAGTTCTCTTCTGCCTGTGAGGTATTGGAGAACTTTATCCCCATGCCTACCGGTGGGGCACGTAAACGTGGTGGGTTTATCCACGTTGCGGAGACAAAGAACACGGGGACATCCAAGGCTAGGTTGATCCCGTTCCGGTTTTCGACAGGAACGAACTTCGTCTGCATGTTTGAGGCCGGGTCTATCCGGTTTTTCTCTAACCAGGTGGAGGTGGAAAGTGGCGGTAGCCCATACGAGATCTCTAACCCATACACTGAGGCACAACTGTTTGACCTGCACTACACGCAGATCAACGATGTCGTTTACGTCGTCCACCCAGAGGTTGCCCCCTACAAGCTGACACGGTTCGGTGACACGAACTGGACGTTTGAGGAAGTTGACTGGGACTACCCACCGTTCCTGAGCCAGAACACAATTACTGACATTACGGTAACCCCCGGAGGTTTTTCAGGGGAAGGGCAAACACTTACCGCAGAAGCAACTGCATGGGCGATTTCTACCGAGTATAATATCGGGGATGTCCGAGAGGACGAAGCTGACACAGGGTATATCTACAAGTGCATTTTAGGCCACACTTCTGACGGCACAACGATGACGACAGACCTTGCGCTAGACCCCCCGGTATGGGAGCTTGTCGAGGTTTTTACGTCCGAAATGGTAGACGGATACTTTGAGCTATCGCAACCACGTCTGTCTACAACAGTAGAAATCTCTAACCTTGATACTATATCTTCCCCCGGATCGAGTTCAAACATCGTAGCAAGCGAATCGGTCTATCTTTACACCACAGGGACTTGGGATGGGGAACTAATCCTTCAAAGGTCAAGGGACTCTGGGACTACGTGGGATGATATTCTTGTGTGGACATCTGCTTCTGATAAAAACTTTGAGCAGACTTTGACACTGGACGAAGAGGTGACACTCAGGTGGTATTACACCAGATCGAGCGCACCCGGAAACACACCTGTCCCTAGAGCGGTAATCGACGTAGCAAGCGCAACCCGTAACGGTTACGGGAAGATTGCAACCGTCACTGATTCTGTATCTGCCACCATTGATATCGAAAGATCGTTTGAGTCTACTGATGCGACGTATACTTGGAGCGAGGGTGCATGGAGTGACCGCAGGGGGTTTCCCAGAGCGGTCACACTCCACGAACAAAGGCTATGTTTTGGAGGGACATCCACAAGCGCACAGACCGTCTGGCTATCAGGCACGGGCGACTACGAGGACTTCAATTTCGGCACAAACGCGGCATCACCATTTACCGTAACTCTAGGGTCTACCACCTTTAATGGAGTGCAGTGGATGCAGTCGAAAAAGAACCTGGTTATTGGGACGACTGGTGGTGAGTTTGCGATTGCACCAGCCTCGGACTCTGAAGCATTAGCTCCGACAAACGTGTCGATCATCAACGACACGAACTTCGGAAGCGACAACATCCAACCTGTACTTCTGAACGAGGCACTGGTGTATGTGGCTAGGGCAAACTCTGCGGTGATGGAGTTGTCCTATTCGTTTTCGGCAGACAAATACGTCTCGCCTGAACTGACGCTCCTAGCGTCCCATATCGTCCAGTCTGGCATCGACCAGATGGATGTCCAGCGTGGCAGGTGGGCGCAGATCTGGGCGGTTACCGGTGACGGGTTTTTGGGCGGGTTGACCTACGAGAGGTCACAGGACGTGGTGGCGTGGTTCCGGGCGACTACTGCGACCGGCGACACCATCGAGAGTTGCGCCACCGTCTACGGTTCTGGTGACGACGAGTTGTGGGTCGTAGTAAAAAGGGCGAAGGGGGACGGTAGTGGCTATACCAGATCTGTAGAATACATGGACTTTGGTGCATGGGACGCGCAGGACAACGGGGATACCTCCGCTGTTTCGTTCTTGGACTGTGCCACGGTGTATAACGGGGCATCAACGACCACGGTGACCATCCCATCGTTCCTTGTCGGGCGGACGCTTAAGCTGGTAGCAGACGGGTCTGTGGAGGAAGATGTGACCCCCACGTCCACTACCGTAACTTTGACAACTGCTGCTACAAAGGTGGTTGTAGGACTTGGCTACGAGGCAAAGATCCAGCCGACAAGGCCGGAGATCCAACTCCAGAGTGGGTCTAGTTCAGCCGCACGGAAGCGTATTGCCTCGGTTTCGGTGAAGATGAAGGACACCGGATACTTTTACCTCTACGACCACAACGACACGTCTAGGGCAAACCCTGTGCTTGTGACGCAGCACAGCACATCTGAGGATGTCTGTTGTCCGCCAGACCTGATGACTAGAGTAACCAGAGAGTCTATCCCTAACGACTGGGACGAGGAACCGGGCTACTTGCTAGTTAGTGATTCTCCCTTACCCTGCACTATTCTGGGTCTTACCCACGAATACTCTATAGGGCAGAGGACATGATTCCGGTTATCGAGATATACAGTGAAGAAACACATTACGAGATGGCAAAAAGTTGGTGGGAGGGACACGGGTTCCCCCCAGTCAACGCTCTCTTGTTGCCTAAACTCGGGGTCATTATCTCATCAGATGGAGTCGGGAAAGCGGGGGCGTGGCTTTACATGGACAACTCAGTTGGAGTCTCGATGCTTGAATGGATCGTCACCAACCCGGAAAATACCCCAAGGGAGTCCCTCAAAGCAATCAAAGTCGCGGTCAAATTTTTGCGGGAACAAGCAAAGGCATTCGGGTATGTCGTTATGCTCGCGACCTGTAGGCAACCCTCGTTGCTCAAAGTCCTCGAAAAGAACGGGTTTCAGAAAACAGACGAAAACGTCTACCACGCAGTCTCAGTTCTAGAATAATGGCAGCGATTACCTCATCTATTTTTAGCGGGATACTCGCAGTCGCAAAAGGTGCGGCTACGGCGGCAGGGTCTATCGGTGCAGCGGGTGGGGCGGGTGCGGCAGGTGGAACGGCAGGTGTTCTTGGGACAGCCTATACTGGTGGACAGGTTGCGGCTGGCATAACCACCGCAGCAAGCGTGGCGAGTGCAGGGTATTCGGTATACTCCGGTGTCCAGCAAGCACAGGCGCAAAGCGCAGCGGCAAAATACAACGCGGCAGTCCAGCAGAACAACGCTATCAGGCAACGCTATCAGGTCGAACAACAGGCTATCCAAGATCTAGCTATCGCCCAGAACCAAGTGGCGTGGCAGAACTACAACGCACAGATCCAGAAGAACAACGCGATCTCGATCAGGAACTCCGCTATCGCAGAGGAAAAAGCGGCTCGTGAGAACGTCCGTAGAGCGCGTAAAGAGAAACAGCGTAGGTTGAGTAGCATTACGGCTACAAGCGCAGCACGGGGGCTAGACGTGGGCGAGGGGACGGTCGTAGAGTCACTAGCCGAAACCTCCGGCATCCTAGAGTTGGACATCCTTGAAATTTCACGGCAAGCCCAGATCTCGATGAACGAGATGTTCTACCAGGCAGAACTGGAGGAGGCCGGAGTCCAGAGGACACTCGCCGAAGCAGGGATCACGCAGTTCAGAGCAGACAACGCCGCATACAACTACGGCACCGGTCGCCAGATCGAGCAGTTCGGCAGGGAGCAAGCACGTATGACGCTCCTCTCAGGGCAGACCGAAGCCAGGGACAGCCTATACCGTGGGGTAGCATCCGGCATCAGTGGAGCGAGTGGCGCATACTGGCAAAACCAAAGGTTCAAGGACGTAGGAGTATCGGGCACGAAACGTAAATCAAACTCTTACTTCGGAAGCGGAAACCTGACACGATAATGCCGATTCAAATCCCATCAGCAGGAATGGTCAAAGGGGCAAGCCCCACCATCGCTAATGCTCCAGACGCTCCCCGTGGGTTCTTTGCTGGCAGAGGGATCAGCGTGCCACGTAACAGGACTACAGCTAGGGCAAGTGCGTTCGGTGGTGGGCAGGGGGCGGAAGCGGTAAACCAAGCTCTTGCGGGGGTAATTGACGGGTTAGGCAACGAGTTAATCAAAATACAAGAACTCGAAAACCAGACGATTGCTATACAGAAACAAGATGAGATCCGCAGGAGATCTATCGAACTCGCCCAAGAAATTAAAAGCGATGATGGGATTTTGCCATCCCAATGGTATTCTACATTTCAGGAGAGGTCGAAAAATATTGAGAGTTCTGTAATCACAGACGATATGCCTCCCGCGCTCCGTAGAGCAGTACAACAGGATTTCTCAAAAGCCTACGGGACGATGCTCATCAAGATGTTTGAGCAGGGCGCAACCGAGACGGTTACCCGTTCTCGGGACATGAAACTCTACGAGTCCGACCAAGCTTACAACAGGAACCAACCTGATGCTGGGGATGCGATTATTGACGGGGCATCCAATCAGGAGATATCCCCGGCACAGAAGTTAGAACTCAAGGCCGCAGGTAGAGCAAAAGCCCAGTTAGCCACAGCAAACCAGATGGTCTTAGATAACACAGAGGCTTACTTAGATCTACGAAAAGAGCAGGACGAATACGGCATATCTCCAGCGTTTGATTATCTGAACGTAGAGACGCTAAGAAAACTCGATAAAAAGGCACAAGCGGTCATTGGCGACCGGCGAGAAACCCAACTTGATTCACTGGTCCAACGCCTGAAAACAGGCAACCCGCTAAAAATGGCATCTCCAGAAGAAATCGATGCCATCGACTGGATGCCAGAGGAGACGAAGAAGCATTTCAAAGAAAGTTACTGGGACGAAAAACCTAGAGAGGGGATAGACAAGAAAGAGGAAAATTTGGTTCGTGAAAAAATCCTTTCGTTCCGGCCTGATTCAGACTTCGATAAGTCGAAACTGTTGGAAATAAAATCGTTGATGTATTCAACCCTAGGGAGGACTGGTCAAAAAAGGATGGAGGACTTTTTAAACGAAAGGCTCGACCTTTTAAAATGGGAAAAAAACCAACCAAAGAACTCTCTGCTAAAGCAACTGCCAGACAGGTTTAAATCTGGGTTTTTTGGACTTGTGGTTCCTGAAGACGGTGACCCCTCTGACATCGCAAGGATTGAAGACTACAATGAGAATCTTCTGAACAAAATTGCCACCCAGTTTACTATGGAGTGGGAAGAGGCTGGGGGGTTGAATTGGACAGAGTCTGACAAGAAGCTTCAAGAAATTGGAGAACAAGCCAGAGACGAAGCTGCTCTTGAGAGGAGAATGCTCCGCAGTGACATAATCAGTTCCCCAACAATACCGAGAAGTAAGTATAGGCAATCCAGTGGAGACACGGTTGATATGCCGACTGAACCGGTAGACCCCCCGCTCCCTAAACGGTTTGTTGACGACAACGACTTCCTCCCCACAAACCCGTTACTGCCAAGGTTCAACTAAATGAGCGAACCATTTAATCCTGTGGCTGAACTTGCCGAACGTCCAGACCTTCTGGATATGTTCGATGACTTTGACGGGTGGATCGACCAAGAGGAGGCATCTGGGAACAAACAGATCTCGGAGATGCGGGAAAACGTCAAGTGGTCTATCGACCCCGAAGAACGGAAGCGCAGGTTATCCAACCAGTCTTGGGCTATTGACAACCTCGGCCTATCCATCCAAGACGCTGCATATAACTGGCGTGCGCTAAGACCACAGATCGCATCGCAAGTCTTTGGTATCGACGGGGAGGTAAACGAGTCCCAGTTGCACGGGGCTATACGGAACCGTTTGCACAAAGAAAAGAAGGAGGCCGATTTCTCGGTCGAGCTTGCGTCTAGCGCAATCCAGAACGCATTCCTTTCCGAACATGGTGCCGCCGGAGGGTTCGCACAATCGATCCAAAAACTAAAGTCACACGAAGGTTACGATGACAAGAACCGTGGCAGATATTACGCCGCGTTCAAAGAAACCTACGACAACTACCGGGAGAAAACCCCGAACTTCCACAAGGTATTTGAGCAAGCCGTTCAAGAACCAGAAGAGGGCGAGGAGAAAGGGAAGTTAAAGTTTGACCCTAAAAGCGACGAGTTCATGGAGTTCTCTAACGAACTTGCTAGGCTCGACAAAGAAGACCAGGCGTATGCCTTATCTTCTATCTTGAAACAGCAGGGTGAGAGTGGCCGGGACTTCCTCAATATGGTTGGGGAAAGTTTCAGGAGGGGTGGGATTGACCTGTTGGAGAACGGATACCTGCGGGAGGCACAGGTAAACATCGACGCATCTATTGCCGCTTTAAAAAAGGGGGAAACGATCTACGTCAACACGCAAGAGTCACCTACTAGCCCCAACAGATACACAGCAGACCGTCCTACGCTTTTTAACGCCACCCCGCTCGACCCTACTAAGCTGGACAGCAAAGCGGCAAAAAGGATCTTGGGGGAGCTGGAGAAATCCAAAAGAGAGATCCAGACCCGGAAGAACCTCCGGCAGTTTATCACTGGTCAGTTAGACCCACTTGAGGTTGCCGGGGACAGTGTTGTAAACAAACTGAAGCGTGGAGCAATAGGGGCGGCAAGAAGCGCAGCATACACAGGTGCAATCATGGGGTCTACGTTTGTGAACCCGTATGCAGGTTTGTGGGTCGCATCAGGGCTTTATGCAGATAATTCATTCGATGACATCATGTCCCGCAACCCGGACGCTGATGCGGTTGAAGCAAATAAAATTGCTGGATTAGATGGAGCATGGGGCGGGGCCACTGAAATGTTACAAGCTATGTTTTTTACCGGGAAATTTTCTTCCGTAAGAGACTTCTTCCGAAAGCGTTCACTGCCCTCGAAATTTGCTTACGGGATGGCGGCTGGGCAAGCTGGTGAGATGGCACAGGAATACGTCCAAGATACAGGGTCTGCCCTGATCGAGGAGATGGCATCGATTGTAGTAAAAGACCCAGATCTCAAGGACTTCGACCTCAAAGACCACCTTGGAGAAATCTACAGCGGCGAATACTTTTCCGAACTCTTTTACACAACTCTCCCATTCTCGATTGTCGGCGGCATGGGTGGGGCATCGATGAATTATTTTAGTGTCGATGACCTGTCTAACATGATGTCGAAAGACACCCTGTTATCCGAACAGGTTTTACCTCTGAACGAGATCGAGGAGATTGACAAGCTAGGGACGGTCGAAGAGAAGCTAGAAAAGTTCCGGTCGTTCTTCAACGAGGACGGGATGTATCTCACCCGTGCCGAGCGTTCTCTGAACGAGAAGAAACAGGCTCTACAGCAGTCCCAAGCGAACCCTGACACCCCGACACTCAGCCAGACATCAGACGGAAAGTATACCGTACACTTGCCGGACGGGACATCGTTCGATGTCGATTCTATAGCAGAGGCAGTCCCTTATTTGGATTTCACGCCTGTCTTAGTAGGGGATAAAAAAGTAGAAGCGACTACTGATAAAGAAACTACTGTCGAAACTTTTCAAGAAGGACAGACTACGCAACCGGTCGAGGCCGGGAGTGAAGTTGCTATCGAGGTAGAACCATCAAGGAAACCTACCGAGACAGCATCTACGGAAGATACTTTTTCCGTTACCGAAAAGATAGGAATTACCGAACCCTACCAAAAACCTGTATTTGATTCCGTAAGGAAAAACTTCAGATCCAGGGGAGATCTACCTGCTGACGCTTTTGAGGCAAGAGTAGATAGCGAGGCTATAAACAACTCCATTAAAAAGGAGGTAGAGTTTAACGTCAAACGTCTTGAGGGGGCGATCAGGAGAGAGATCGGTATTGCTGTTACCCCCAAGAAAACAAAAGCAAAACGGAAACTGTTGCGTGATGCAAACGAGGTTATGGCTGGGGCGAAACCTGTTGATTCGTTGCCAGAGGGGATGCGTCAGACTGTTTTGTCGATGAGGGCGCAGATCGACCAGTTATCTAAACGACTAATAACAGAGGGCGTAGTGCAAGGCGACCTAGAGCAGATAACCAGAGAAAACTTGGGTTCTTATCTGAATAGAAGCTATCGTGTCTTTGATGACCCAAGTTGGGCAAAAAAGGTTCCAGCACAAATAAGAAACACGGCAGCAGGTTTTCTGCGGCGTCAGAACCCTATCAGGGAGGGGGAAAGCAAGTTAGATTATTTAGATAGGATCAACGGGTTAATTAATAAAGAACTGTACCAAAAGGAAAATAGCTCTCTTGAAATCCTTGCTAGGGGGAAGATAGGTTCTAAAAACCTAACAATACTAAAAAACCGGAAAAATATTCCACCAGAAATAAGGGCTTTAATGGGTGAATATGAGGGGGTTATTCAGAACTACGCCAAATCAGTATTCAAAATCTCGACTCTGCTTTCAAACAACAAGTTTCTTGAGAGAGTAAAATCAACCGGGAAAGGCGTTTATCTGTTTGAGGAAGCTAAGGGAGATTTTTACGCAAAAATCTCATCTAAAAACAACCCGTCTATGGCTCCCATTGACGGGATGTATACAACTCCAGAAATAGCGGAAGCGTTCAGCAGGAGGTTCGACCAACAGGCAGCATCAAACTTAGGTAGGCTGTATTTCAGTCTGAACGGTTTTGCTAAATACGGAAAAGTAGTCCTTTCCCCAATTACTCAGGTTAGGAACTTCAACAGTAATACCTTTTACTCTGTGGCTCTTGGTAACATACCCTTTAAAGGGGCTGGTGTTTCCATGAGGGTCAACATGCAAGACGTACTGCCCGACTTCTTGTTAGAGTTTGACCCAAAAAGAGCAGAGTTCCAAGAAGCCCATAAGAAATACACTAGGCTAGGACTACTTAACGAGAGTGTAACCGCTGGGGATTTTGCCGGTTTATTAAAAGACGCATTTGCTGGCGAGATGGACTTGGCGGCATTCAGCGAAAACCTGATTGTCAGAGCATCCAAAAAGTCGATGGATGCTGCGACGAAACTATATCAAGCGGGGGATGGGTTCTGGAAGGTTTCTAACTTTGAAGCTGAAAAAACAAAACTGCAAAAAGCATTCCCTAATAGGACTGAAGCAAGCATAGAAAAAGAGGCAGCCCAAATAGTAAGAGATCTCACACCTACTTATTCTTTAGTTCCCCCTGCGATCCAGAAGCTACGAAGGTTCCCGTTCCTCGGACCATTTGTCTCGTTCGCGTCCGAGGTGGTAAGGAACAACATAAAAATAGCACAAAGGATAACTTACGAACTTAACACCGATGGGTATAAGGAAATCGGGGCTAAACGACTAGCGGGATTCGTATTCGCCCATTCAGTAGCTTGGTCGATTGTTGCATTTGGGAAATGGGTTACAGGCACCTCTGACGAGGAGGAAGACGCTATTCGGAACCTTGCTGCACCATGGGATGAAAACGCAAACATCCTGTTTTTGGGAAATGACGAAGACGGGCACGTCAGGTTTGTAAACCTTTCTTATGTCGATCCGTTCTCCATGCTCAAGAAACCGTTCGTTGCACTCGGACGGGACGGTGATTTAGAGACAAAAGCGGCAAACGCTCTGGGAGAAATCATCGGGCCATTTCTCGGGGAAGAACTATTATCCAAGGCTTTACTCGATCTATCGAGGAACAAGAACTCCAGTTCTGGGGGGCGGATATGGAACGAGCAAGAGAGTTTCGATTCAAAGGTCGAAAAGATGGCAGCGCATCTAGCCAAAGCTATCGAGCCTGGATTTATCGCTGCCGGGAAAAGAACCTACATGGCTTACACTGGTGAGGAGGGGACATGGGGGGCGGCCTACCACCTTAAAGACGAAATAATTGCGAATACTACCGGCAACAGAATTGTTGGGATCTCACCAGAAACGTCTCTGCTGCACAGATCTAGGAGTTTTGCTTCTGACACTTCTGATGCGGTTGGTATTTTTACATCCGTAGCGACAAGACCTGGGAAAGTGTCACCAGAAGACCTTTTGGATGCTTACAACCAAATGGAAACCTCCAGAGAGAGATTATTCAGGTCGTTCAACAACTCGTTCAGATCTGCTATTCTTTTAGGGTTACCAGAAGAACAAGCTATTGCAACTGCAAGAGCAGGGGGCGTCACAAAAAAAGTTCTGAATCAGAAAGATTACGAACCATACAAACTAACTCCGTTCCAGTTAAAGAAATTATCCGATAAAAAAGAAAGGCTTGATCTGATCAAGTCGGTGGTTCCTCAATCTTTAAACTGACAAATCAGAAAACCCAGTTAAAATAACAGTGTCAAATGGCTATCTCAAATACAGATAACAAAGTTACGGCAGTCCTTACCGCCGTCCCGCAGGACATCCCTGTAGGGTTCTATTTCCTAGACGACGAGCATTTGACGGTAACCCGTCTCAGGAGCGGGGTTGAAACAGAACTGACACTAAACGCGGACTATACGGTGGCTGGGGCTGGGG